GAGGGAGAAGCGATGCCCAACGCCTGACGCACCGGACCGGGGATCAGGTTGGTCAAGTAGGCTACGATCTGTCCACCCATTGACTGCAGTCCGCGCAACATGCCACCGATGATGTCCTGACCGATACCAAACAGCAGACCACCGATGTTGCCCAGTGCGTTGACGATGCTGCCGGGGATCCCTCGGACGAAGTTCAAAACGTTATTGGCTGCAGCCTGGACTCCACCTATCGTACGCTGGAATCCACCAACAATCATATTCCAGACGTCACCGGCTACCCTACCGAGGAACCCTGCGATTCGACCGGGGATGCTGCCAATGAATCCAAACAGGGCCTGGTTCGCCTGGTTGATGCCACTAACCATGCGATTCCAGCCATCGACGATGAACCGCCAGACGTCACCCGCAACTCCACCAAGGAAGCTGGCCACCCGTCCTGGTATCGAGCCGATGTACCCGAATAGGACGTTGTTGGCCTGATTAACTCCGGTAGTGACCCGGTTCCAAGCCTCGACAATCAGACCCCACACCAAACCGGGCACCGAGGCTAGGGCTGAACCGATTCGGCCCGGCATGGCGGTTACCCAGTCGTGGAACTCAACGATCTTCTGTCCGGCCGAGACGAACGCGTTAACGACTGCGTTCTTGAATGACTCCCAGGCTGGACCTATCCAAGCAATAAATGATTTGAGAGATTCCCACAGCTGATTGACGATGTTGCGGAAGGTCTCGCTGTGGTTGTACGCGATCACGATTCCGGCAACCAGTGCAGCGATGGCCGCGATCACCAGGCCGATCGGGTTCGCCGTCAGTGCCGCGTTGAGCAGCCACTGCACAGCGGTCCATGCTGTGGTCGCGATGCGAACCGCACTATTCACCGCGAGGTATGCCGCCATCGCCACGTTTGCCGCAATAGTCTGCGCGTTCAGGATGGCGATCACTATCAGCACCGCGCCGATAGCGTCCTTCCACTCCCAGACCACCCGAGCCACAGCAGCGACGCCGTCAATAAATCCATTCAATCCAGTTAGTACCCCAAGCAGAAGCTCCCTCAACGCCGTCATGGCGGGCGCTAGCTTCTCACCGAGTGCAGCCTGAGCGTTTGCGGTCTCGGCCGCGAGTCGCTTCTGAGTGTTGGCCGTCGAGTCGGACGTCCGGGCAAAGTCACCCTGCGCGTCGGCTGTCTGCTTCAAGATCAGTGACTGGGTGGCCAAGATCCGGGCGTGATTGTCGAGTTCACCGCCCAGCGGGATCAGCCCCATGCGCATGGCCTCTTGCTTGACCTGCGCCTGGTTGATCATGACCCCATATTGCTCAATGGGGTCGGTCTCGCCTCGGAACGCTGCTCCGATGGCCTCGATCGCCTGCTCAGGCGTGGTACCCCGGAAGGACGCCATGTTCCCAGCCATGGACACCAGACCGGTGGAGAACCCGGCTAAGTCGTTGCCTGCGAACCCAGCCTGCTTGCCGAAGGTACCGAACGTAATCGCGCCTTCGAGCGCGGCGGTTTTGCTTAGGCCGAGTGACTGGGCCGCTCCGGCAGCGAACTGATCAACCTGGCTGAACGCCGTTCCGAAGACCGTGCCTGCTGCGGCAGTCGAGTCCTCCAGTTTGGCGAACGCGTCGACCGATCCGCTCACGAACTCCAGCAGCCGCTGACCTGCGGCGGCCAGTAAGCCTCCTGCCAGCGAACCGACAGCCGTACCCAGAGCTGAACCTATTGCCGCTCCGCGCGAGGTAGCTTCACCCTGCGCACGAGTCAGGTCCGACAGGTCTAGTCTGATCCGACCAACTAGGTCAGGTAACAGTGCCATAGATCACCCCGGCCGCCCTCCTTGTCTCGCGAGCTGCGCCTGGAGCGCCACTGCCCAGCCGATGTCGTCTGGTTCCTCGCGCGGTGCCACAGGTCGAGTGGCGTGCGGATCGGTTGCATAGCGATGCTCCTCGGCCAGCATTAGTAGCTGCCGAGGAGTCATTTCTTGCCACTCTTCTTGGGTACGACCGAGTGTGACGGTCGCGCCGTAGTACCATTGGCTCCAGGGGATCCGTGTCGGCGGGTGGCCCGGTTCGGGCCCTGTACTTCCCCCCTCAACGCACGCTCCCCCAGATCCCCGAACGCGTCCGTGAACGCGGCAGTGAACGCCTCGACAGCCTCTTCGAGCGCGGCTGGCGGGATGCCCGAGGCGATTCGCCTGCGGTCAGCGGGGGTGTCGTCGTAGTCATGCAGCAGACCAGCGTGCAATACATCGATCAGTAGTCTAACCACCGGACGATCAAGGCGCACTACGCCGTTGTCGTCAGTGATCATGTCTTGCATCTCGCCCAGCGAGCCGAACTGGATTTCGATCTTCTCCAGGCTGAGCATCGAGTAGATGAGCTGGTGTTTCTCGTCGCCTATGGTAATCCACTGGCCAGACGAGTTGGCGGTACCTGGCAAGGGGTCTTCCCTCCGTTAAATGCACACGCGGGCCAGGTGGTGGCGCGCGGTACTTCGAAAAAGGGGATCAGGTCGACGAGTCAGGTGCCCAGGGTGCGGGAGCTGCGTAGGTGTCGACGATCGTGATCCCGAGCCAGTCTCCCGTCCCGACCGGCGGGTTGATGTTCAGCTCGGCGCTGACGGTCTGGTAGTCCTCCTCGGCCGCCCCGATCTCGGGGAACTTGGACAGGCTGCAGCGGGACATGTTGAAGGCCACCGCCCCACCCGGAGCATCCGACGCGGCACTGATTGCTCGGAGGCCAAAGGCCTTGGGGAATGCCGAGGTGGGAAGCTGCCATCCCATGCCCGCGTAGGGCAGGGTGTCGGCGGCCGGAGCTGCGCCACCCAGCATCGTCTGGAGGATGATCAGGCTGAGCTTGGCGTGCTCGAAGCTCGCCGTCAGACCCGTCAGCACGGACTGCGAATCGATCAGCCGGTTGTCACCTCGGAGCGACTTGGTCTCCATCGAGCCGCTGATCTTGAGAGACTTGATGCCGGGGACGTCGAACCATTCGCCGTAGGTCGGTGCCGCACCCGCAGCATCGGTCA